CAACTGTAACTACGGATACAACTACAAGCCCTACAGTTACCCCAACTGTAACTACGGATACAACTACAAGCCCTACAGTTACCCCAACTGTAACTACGGATACAACTGTTACCCCAACGGTAGTTGTAGACCCTACAGTAACTCCAACGGTTACCCCAACGGTTACCCCAACGGTTACCCCAACGGTTACCCCAACTGTTACAACTACCCCTACAGTCACACCAAATGTGGACACCAACGTTGACACAATTACCAACCCTGCGGTATTGGTTAACGTAAATACAGATTTACCTACGGTGAAGCCTACTGAACCTGTAGTAGACACAACACCAGTAGTGGAACCTGTGGTGCCGCCTGTAGTAGAGGAGCCTGTGGTAGAAGAACCTGTGGTGCCCCCTGTGGTAAAAGAGCCGGTAGTTAAGCCCGTGGTGAAACCGGTAGTTAAGCCTGTGGTAAAACCAAAACCAAAACCAAAACCAGACACCGTTAAAAAATTACTGGATCAGATTCAGCCGCAGCAGGGTATGGAGCAGGTTACTATCAACTCCCCAGTACCCAAAAAGTCGGATGTTTTGTATGATTGGAGTACCATATTTGCTTCCCCAAAAGAAGCAGAGTATTACGAAACGGCGCTACCGTATTCCAAGGGCGGTGCAGTTGACGATGTAACCGACCAGTTAATTAAGATTTTGAGAGGGTAATAATATGTCAGACGCTTTAGAAGATTATCTAAACACATCTAGTACAGATACTGGTACGGATACTAGTACAGACATTCCAGATTACACAAATGATCTGTATGGTGGGGATACTACCGGCGGTGGGACTACCGACGTAAATAGTTGGGCGTCTTCATGGGGCGGGCTAAATGCCGATGGCACGATTAATTGGGACAAATTTGCCAAAGACGATCCGTACGGGTTGGGTGTATCCAGTGCAGATGTGAGCGGAGTTAAAGACGCTGGGTTTTGGGATAATCTTGGGTCTGCCGCTTCAGCAATGGGGTCAAAGGCTTTTAATGCACTTAAAAAAGCGTACACCACCAAAGATGGGTCTATCGACTGGCGCAGCGTAGCCGGTACGGCGGGCGGTTTATATGGTTTGTACCAAGCCAACAAAAATAGTAACGCTGGCAAAGTAGGTTACCAAGGTACCATTCCAACGTATGAAAGCACCCGTGCAAGGGTTGAAAATACATACGACCCTACGCGCCGACCCGGTAGTAGCGGGCAACGTTACTTTTCTGACACAATTTACAGCGCGCCGGGGGAAGCTGCTACTGCTGCACAAACTACGGCAAAAGAACAAGCCACCGGACTGGCAGCATTAAATGCGGCTAACCCTGCAATCCAACGGGTTATCCCCGCTGCGCCTACGTATACGGGCCAGCAAATACAGAACGCTGTTAATACATCTCTTCAACAAGGATTTAATAACGACCAAGTTAAACAAGGCGCAATGACAAATTTTGGGATGGACGTAAGTAAATACTTACCTACCCCCACAGCCCCAGCGTCAAGCGTTATTAATACCATGCCCGTACCGGTGTACAAAGCTGCGGGGGGTATCCTTGGAATGGCCCAAGGTAAATATTTAAATGGCGCAACTGATGGTATGGCTGATAAAATCCCTGCACGAATTGATGGGAAACAAGAAGCACGGTTAAGTCACGGTGAGTTTGTTGTACCCGCCGATGTTGTAAGTCACTTAGGCAATGGGAATTCCGAAGCCGGTGCGCAACGTTTGTACAGCATGATGGACAAAATCCGCAATGCCCGCACTGGTACATCCAAGCAGGGCAAGCAAATCAACCCCGATAAATTTTTACCCGCATGAGGTGATATATGGTAGATAGCGTAGTAACTTCCCCCGGAGCCACCGGCTCGACTGGTGGAGCAACCACCCCAAGTTTAAATACACCAGACCCCATGATGGGGAAGAACTTAGGGAATGAATCTAACTTGTCTAATTGGGCGGGGCCGACAGTTACAAATATGCTGGGTAGGGCGGTAACTCAATCCCAAACACCTTATGAGGCGTACACCGGCCCACTTACGGCTGGCTCATCTAACTTACAAAACCAAGCGTTCTCTGGTCTTGCAGGTTTAACTATCCCTACAGATAAGATGGGTGCGTTTACCCCCCAGTCTTTTAATGCGGAACAAGCCCAAAACTTGATGAACCCGTACTTGGAAGCATCGTTAAACCCACAAATTGAAGCAGCGCGCCGCAACGCAGCAATACAGCGGGTGACAGATGCTGGACGTTTAACCACTGCGGGTGGGTATGGTGGTGGGCGCCAAGCCATTATGGAGTCTGAAAACAACCGTGCGTTAATGGATAAGTTAGCATCAATTACGGGAACTGGATATAAGCAAGCCTATGACACGGCTATGGGGCAGTTCAACACTGAGCAAGACCGCGCCGCCGCTGCCCAAGGTGCAGCAAACACTTATGGACTTTCAGCGTTGCAAAAACAAGCCGATTTAGGCGCTACTCAACGGGATATTGAGTCCCAAGGTATTGAAGCCGATAAAAAGCAGTTTGAAGAAGAACGTGCGTATCCGTACAAAAACATTCAGTGGTTGGAGTCACTCCTCAAGGATATGCCAATTACCGCACAGAGTACTACGTACCAACAACCTAGTGCGTTGTCTACGGCGGCGTCTACTTCTGGTGGGGTGCTTGATCTATATGACCGGTTGTTTAATACATCCACAAAGTAAGGACACGTCATGATTAACCAAGATGTTGATGCGCGCGTTGCCGCATACAAAGGTAACCCTGAGGCACTTCAGCAAAAGTATTCTGTAAGTAATGACTTGCTTGACTTGTTGGCGCTTCAACAGATTAAATCTTCATTGGATGCTGCAAAACGGCAAATGCAGTTACAGATGGCCCAAAAGCAAGCAGCGTCGGGGCAAGCCCCCACAACTATTGCTGACCAACGCCAAAAAGAAGTTTCTGACTTAACCAAAGAACAGCTTGTTGACCAGCAAGGTGCGCTTATGCAGCACCAGCAAGATGAGCAACAGGCAAATATGTCTAAGTTGCTGAGTGGGATTGCACAACAACCCGGCGCTCAAACCATGGCAGAACCCCAAGCAATGGCTGCGGGCGGTATTGTTGCGTTTGCTGGCCCCGAAGGTTCCCAAGTTAAGTCAAACATTCCGTATGAAAAAGTTGACCGTGGCCCTGAGCAAGAGTTAAGTGACGAAGCAAAAGAAGCCCGAAAGCGCGCCCAAGAACGTCTTGAACGTTTACGCCGCGCCGCTGCCGCTAAAAATGTAGCACCTGCGGAAGCCGCCGAAGCCGAAGGTTTACTGTATCGTATGGGGCAAGGACTTGGAAAAGCTGTTGGTGGCGTTGGTAGGAATGTAGGTACTTTAATTTCCGAAGGGCTTACCAGCCCCGCAGGTAGGCTTGCTGCTGGCAGACTTGCTGGCCCCGCTGGCGCTGCAACTACAGGGTATCAGATCGGTAGAGGAATTGATGAAGCTACCGGGGTAGGTAAAGCAGGTGTTGAAGCAAGCGGTCTTGGTAGTCTTATAGATAAGATATACGGGCAAGGTGGGGTACAACTAACCCCCGAAGCCCAAGGACGTTTGGCAAATATGCCTAATGGTGTCCCTGCTCCTTCTGCACCTGTGGGCACAAATCGTCCAACCCAAATGACTACGGCAACTGACCCCCGAGTACAAGCTGCTGCCCCTGAGGCTCCCACTGCCCCCACTGCCCCTGCGGCTCCGGCTGCTGGTGGCGCTCCCATGGGTGCTCCTGCTGCCGCTCCCGCTGCTAATCCGTTGGGTGATGCACTGCGCCAGCAAGCCATGAGAGACATGGCAATTAACCCGCAAGCACGACAACTTGAGGAAGAAAAACGGGTAGAAGGTCGCCTTGCGCTTACTCCCGAACAACGTGGCGTATACAACGAAGGTATTGCTGGACTGCAAGGGATGTACAAAACAGACTTTGACCCCGAGCGCCAACGTCAAGAAGGACTCAAACGATACTTACTTGGTATGGGCAGTCGTACCGCTGGGCAAGAGTTTGGTGGCGGCGCGGCTACCGCTATGGACTACGATGCTGCGCAACGCGCACAGCAGCTTAATCGGTTTAAAGATATCCAACGCAGTCGCGAAGGCGTAGTTGGCCTTGAACGTGAAGCTACTAGAGGTGGTATTGAAGGTGGGTACAACGCACTAAAAGCGGGAAGCGAGGAAAAACGTCAGGGTATAGCTGCTGCCGAAGGCGCGTATCGTACCGATAAGACGTTTGAGCAAGCTGGCCTTGATCGCGCATCCCGTGAACGTATTGCACAGATGGAAGTTGGGGCAAGAACAGCAGACCGTGCGTTACAACGCGAACAAAATGCAACAAACAACGCAGATCGCCAACATCAAATTCTTACCCAACGGTATAGTTTGATTCAAGGTAAGATTCAAGACGCGGTAAAAGAAATTGATAAAAACTTTACAAACGATCTTGGGATGCTGCAATTTAAATTGTCAACTGGGGCGCAGCTCACCCCTGCCGAAGATAATGCGTATAAGATTGCCACCACTAAACGGGATGCAGCAGTCAACGCAGTTAAATCCGGTGGGCTTGGGGTTATAGCCAAGCAATTAGAAACCGAAATTATGAGTTCTGGTAGCGGAACCGCAGGCTGGGGGAATTTGCAAGTAACGCCCGGTAAGAAATAAGGACGTGTGAGATGCCTCAATATCAGATTACTGGGCCTGACGGAACACTGTATTCAATAGATGGCCCAGCGGGGGCATCCCGAGAGCAGATCATTTCCGCTATCCAAAAGCAGCAGCAGTTACAACAATTTAAGCAGCCCGAGGAAGACCCGTACGCCAAGAGGCTTAAAGAGTTAGAAGCTGAACGCACGGAATTGATGCGCCCAAAACCCACGATTGGTGGGAACATAAAAGAAGCGTTCAAAGGCGTAGTCCCCGGTGCAATTGGTTTGGGCGAAACCGCAGCAACTGGTATCGCAGCCTTATTGCCTGACGACACCGAGAAAGCCGCACGGGAAAAGATCAAAGAGTACGCTGGCATTGCTAAGAAACCGTTTGAAGCCGCGCCGGGGTATGAGGATTCGGTGGGCCGTAACATCGGGCAAGGACTTGGCTCCACGTTACCGTTCTTTGCGTTGGGCCCATTGGGTGTAGCAGGGCGCGTTGCTGGTGCAGGATTAGGTGTTGCTGCTGGTGCAGGTGAAGCGCGGGAAGCCGCCGAAGCAAAAGGTGCCACACCGGAAGAACGCCGTAGGGCTACCCAATTGGGCGCGCCGACCGGCATATTAGATATCATTGCGCCTGAAATTAAACCGTTTAGAAGTTTGATGGTTACCGCTGCCGCCCGTGGTGGCGTAGAAGGTGCTACGGAAGCAGCACAAAAGATAGCGCAAAACTTAATTGCCAAGGGCGTTTACAACCCCAACCAAGAAATTCTTATAGGTTCTGGTGAAGAGGGCGCGTACGGCGCGGGTGTTGGCGCACTTGCCAGTTTGATTGTTGACATGACTATTGGGCGTAAGGCACGAGCCGCCCACCTCGCAGAAAAGTACCCTGCACCGCCTACCGCCCCTGCTGCCCCCACTACGGAAACTCAGCAGCCCCAAGGCACACAACTGCTGGGCTACGATCAGGTTCCATTCACTCCTGTCTCTATGCCTGACGGTTCGGTCATCACCAACCGCGCCGACTATGAAGCATACCAACAGGGTAAAGAAGGCCAAGCACGGCAGCGTCAGGAAGACTTGCGCACCTCTGACCCACTGGCTGGATTGTCTGAGTTTGACCAAAGACTTGCCCGTAGCGGCAAGCAAGCAGCCTTGCAAGAAACGTTTGAACAAGCACAGCCTGACTTGTTTGGAGACATACTGCCAGAACGCTCATCAACCCCGTCGCAAGTGGATGAAATTGCCGCTCCAGTACGTGACGAACGCCAAGGCGAGTTACCATTGACCGGTGGGCGCACCATAGAGCAGCAAATCATTGAACTGATTGTTGGGGATAAGAACAAACAGCAAGTTGACAAAGCCAAAGAACAACGGGCGCAAGAGGAAGCCGCAGCGGCTAAGGCAAGTGGTACAGAACGCCTTAAATTTGAGTCTGACCTCACCTCAGTATCTGGACAACTTGATACCCAGCAGCAAAAGGAATCAGAACAAAACCGCTTGATGGTGTTGTTGCCAATCATTGACAACCCACAAGTAAAGAATATTGGCCCAGCGTTCCAAGCCGAACTGCGCCGCCAAGGATTTAATGACACCAATCTGACCGAGCGTGAACAGTCGTTGATTGATAAAGTTAATGATTTCCGTGCAGCTACCCCTGCCGAGAAAGAAGCCGCCCCTGCCGCCCCTGCGGAAAACGCAACAATGGAGTCGGCTATTCCTGAAAAGAGTACAACACGTGAACCCGAACAACTTGGAATCCCGGGGATAGGTAAACGTACTGCGCCGCAAGTAGAGGAAGCCCCCGTTGCCGAGAAGCCGTTTGATACGGTATTGACTGCGGATGTGCTGGACAAGAGCGGGCTACCCCGACAGTCTGGGTTTTATCGCCAACTTCTTAATAAAGATATGGGTGACCCTGCGCAACAGGGGGATGTTGCACAAGTATTGACTGCGGTGCGTAACAATAAAGCTGTTTCTCCTGCTACAAAACAAGCAGTAGAGCGCGTTGCTATGCAAGCATTTGGTGGGTTGGCAACACAAGGTGAAATGTTTGGCCCCCGTGGCGGCGTATTAGCGCCTGTTAAGGAGAGTAAAAATGCACCATCAGGAAATGCAAAGTCTGACACTACCGCAACTGGAACTAGCACTCCAAATAATAGACCAGACGTATCGGTGGATAGACCCGCCGCAAGTACCACAAGAGCTGAAGCACCTAAAACAAGCGGATTGGTGGATACTGGAAAACCTGCTGGAAGCACTGCAACTGGAAAGGCAGCACAACCTGCTCCACTGACATCTAAAGGAAAACCTAGTGATACGTCTACTGCGCCTCCTGCTACGACTACCGTTACCAAAGAGGGTAAAGCACCGGCTGCTGCTAGAACTACTAAAAAGGTAGAAACTAAAACCGAGGGTAAACCCGAAGGTAAAAAGACTACAACAAATATTACTACGCCCAAAACTGAGGGTAAACCCGAAGGTAAAAAGACTGAAAGTAGCCCAAAAGCTACAGAAACCGGGCCTAAGACTACAAAGAACACCGCAGACTATGCGATGTATGACGCGCTGGCGCAAGAAAATTTTGACAAAGCTATCGACTTTCTTGCAGCGGATATGTACAACGCAATGTACCCGCAAAAAGACGCATCTAGGGTACTTAACGAGATCAACAGCCAACTGATTGCTGGGCAGATACCTACACCAAAGTTTGGTAAAGAAGGCGCGTTTGTTACGGGCATGGGCGGCAAACACGCCAAGGCGTTCTTTGACTCCCTTACTGCGGATGGTAAAGAAGCCCTCCGCAAACGCTTAGAGTATTACTTCATTACGTGGGAAAACAGAACCTCCAATGCGTTGAACCAAATTAATGCCAACCAAGCGATGGCGCGCAACACTGCGGAACAGGTTAAAGAAGGTGAGGAAGACGGGCAAGCGCTTACACGCGATGCCATGATAATGACTCGCCCCTTGCACCCTGCGATTCTTGATGCACTGAAGGAAGGTAACATCATCGGTGCGTTGCGCATACTGGCAAATCAAGACTTTGGTAGGCCGTCACGGGTAGCCCAGCGTCTGTCCGAAGTGCTTGGCTCTACCAAAGTAAAGTTTGTAAGCAGTCTGAAAAACTCGGCTGGCGAAGAACTTGCTGGTCAGTACGACCCCAAGACCGACACAATTACGTTGAACTCAAACGCCCCGCTGGGCGTACACACTCTGTTGCACGAAGTAGTCCATGCGGCTACGTCCCACGTGCTAGATAATAAGTCGCACCCTTTAACTAAACAACTTACTGAGTTGTACAACAACGTGAAGGGTTCTCTGGACACTGCGTACGGCGCGCAATCTTTAGAAGAGTTTGTGGCTGAAGCATTCAGCAACCCAGAGTTCCAGTCTAAGTTAGAGGCAATCAACCCCAAGGGTGAAGCAATCTCTGCATGGGAGCGGTTCTTTAACGCCGTACGTAACTTTGTTCGTGGTTTAGTTGGGTTGGATTCCAAACCTATTGGCTCTGCATTAGACGCATCCGATATGTTAATCAACCATATCTTGTCACCCGCCCCAGACAGCCGTAGTGGTGATATCCTTAGTTCTGCTGCTTTGCACGGTACAGCTTCAAAACTTTTTGATAACTTAGGAGATCGCTATCGCAACTTACCTGTTATCAACGACGAATGGAAAGGGCGTATCCATGAGTTCTTCACGGGCGCTGCGCCAAACTCCGTCAAAAACGTGGTACGTGGGGCGCTCCCCCTTAACGCGCTGGTCGAAGTTGCACAAAAATACATTCCGATGGCAGGAAAGTTGGATACGCTCGTTGGTGAGCGCTCCGGTTTGGAGAATGCCCGCAATCAATCTATTGAGCCAATCGTTGACCGTGTGGAAAAATGGGCGTCATCCAACAAAGACAAGTTGGACGACTTTAACAACGTTGTGTACACAAGTACGCTGGAGCAAGTTGACCCATCTAAGCCCCGCGCCACGTATGCAAAAGATGTTGAAAAATTAAAGGCGTGGGATTCCCTACACCCCAAATGGACTGCGCTTGGTGAAAGCGGGCAATCTGTCTACAACCAGATGCGGGACACGTACAAGAAGATGTACGAACAAGTTAAGGGTGTGCTTGATGCGCGTATTGATTCTGCTATTGAGGACAAACCCACTGCCAATAAGATTAAAACCGAAGTCTACCAACGCCTATTCCAGAGCGGGCACATTGAGCCTTACTTCCCCCTTACACGTACTGGCAAGTACTGGTTGTCGTACAACGCAATTGACCCCCGCAATGGCAACAAGGAATTCTATGTAGAAGCATACGAAACATCGTACGCCCGTGACGAGGCAATCAAAGAATTGAACGCTGACCCTGCGGCAAAAGCAGAGGATGTGCAGAAGTTTGCCAACCCAAGTCAGATTAACTACCGCCGTGCACCGGCTACGTCTTTTGTAAACAGCATTCTGCGTACGTTGGAAGTCAACAAAGTTAACTCTGAAGTCACTGAAGAAGTTATGCGGTTGTTCTTGGACACACTGCCTGAGACATCGTTTGCCCAGTCATTCCGTCATCGTAAAGGTACGCTTGGTTTTGACAGGCATGATGCCATCGGCGCGTTGCGTATGAAGACGTACAGCCTGTCTCGCCAACTTTCTAACATGGAATATGGGCAGAAGTTTGAGCAACTACGTGCAGAGATTAAGGATTACGTACGCAGTCAAGGCAACCCCGAAACTGCTGTGCAGTACATGGACGAGTTAAACCAACGCATTGACTTTGCCATCAGCCCTAGTGTTCCCACATGGTCTAAGTTGGCTACATCGTTTGGTTTTAACATGACGCTGGGCTTTAACGTATCCTCGGCAATTGTCAACATGGCGCAAGTACCGTTGGTGGTTATGCCGTACTTGGGCGGTAAGTATGGGTACGGTGTTACATCTGTTGCCCTTGGGCGCGCTGCACGTATCTTTACCGGTAGTGGGTTTGACCGTGAAGTCGAAATGTTAGTACCCACTGACAAGGGTGAAAAATCGGTAAAAGTCCGTGCCTTCCCATCCATTGACAACTACGACTTTTCTAAAAATACTGAACTCAAACACCTTGAGACTTTGGTAAAAGTAGCACAGTCGCGTGGGCAATTAAACCGCTCACAGATGTATGACGTGTTAGACGTTGGCGAAGATAACAACTTGCTTACCAAGGTCAATGCAGCTTCCGGTTTTATATTCCATCATGGCGAACGTATGAACCGCCAAGTTTCGTTGGTTGCCGCCTACGAATTGGAACTGAATCAAATGCGCAAAGATGGGAAAACCATTGATGCTAAAGCAGAACAGGAAGCTGCGGAGTACGCACTGTATGTTACTGAACTAACCAACGGTGGTACCACTGCCGCTGCCGCACCAAGATTGGCCCAAAGCCCACTAGGTAAAATTGTTTTTATGTACAAGCGGTACGGCGCGGCAATGTACTATATGTTGTTCAAGACCGCGCGCGATGCACTGAAACATCAAGACCCCAAAGTCCGCAAAGCGGCAATGAAACAGATTGCCGGTATCTATGGGTCAGCCGCACTCATGGCGGGCATCCAAGGCTTGCCCATGTTTGGTGTTGCCGCAATGGTTTATAACATCTTCAAGGGTGACGATGACGACGATCTTAAAACGGCTACCCGTAAGTGGACAAATGAAACTATGTACAGCGGTCTTGGTAATGCTGTATTTGGTTTGGATGTTGCATCCCGTTGGGGCCTTAGCGATTTGTTGTTCCGCGACACCATAGTTAAAGACCAGCAAAGTGCGGTACTCAGCCTCATGGAACAAGCCGGTGGCCCTGTGCTGGGGGTTGCCAGCAAAATTGAGCGTGGGTTAAAGTTAATTAATGATGGACACACTGAACGTGGTATTGAGCAAATGCTTCCATCAGCCATTGGTAACGCAATGAAGTCCATCCGGTTTGCTAATGAAGGTGCAAACACCCTGCGCGGTGACCCCATCACTGGTGAGATTGGCCCATGGAATTCTTTTGCGCAGTTCTTTGGGTTTGCGCCAGCCGAATACACCCGCCAGTTGGAAATCAACGCCGCCGAAAAGGGGTTGGAGCGTAAGTGGGTAGAAGAACGCACCAAGTTGTTGCGCAATTACTACATTGCCCTACGCAACGGAGACGGCGAAGAAGCCAATGACCTCATGAAGAAGATGAGCGAGTTCAACGATAAGCATATGAGTAAGAGCCCCGCTGCGGTTATTACGGCTAAGACCATTAAGAATTCAATGGCACAGCATATGAAGACTACATCCGAGATGTACCACGGGGTTACTCTTAATAAGATGTTCCGTCCTGAGTTGTTGCAGAACGCTTCTGAGTACGACGAGCAATAAAAAGCCCCCCAGTTTTTGGCTGGGGGGTAAGTTCCTGTAAAGGAAAGGAGAACGAAGACAGGCAACCTGTCACTCGGAATGGTATCACACCCTTCTCCAAATGCGAACCCCCCACCCTTTGCTTTCAATCCGGGGACTGTAGTAAACTACCCAATAACGTCTTTGGGTAATATCATAGACTTGCCGCACGCATTCCAAAGTGTTTATACATGGTATAAATACGGATGCACCAATTGGGAAGTTATCCCAATCAATGACAATCCGTACCCCATCGGGCGCAATGTCACCCTCCAGTAGTCTGTTTTTGGAAGAGCGCGGCGGTTGTCGCCATATTTTGCTCAATTTCATCGTCCATGAATGCTTTGCAGTCAACTACGATGGCATCCACTGCGGGCCAGTTCATATGGGTGCCTTTACCCAACCGGACTTTTTCTTTCTTAGCAATGGTACGCCCCGTCTTTAACCCATCGACCATTCCTCCGTAGTTAATTTGTTGCTTGCCACACCACTCCTTCAGCGGCTTGGGTAGTAAGTACAGCTTCTTAATGTCGTACTCATATCGCGCCACAAAATTCATGCGGGGTATCGCCTCGGGGTGTATCAAATGGTCAATACCCGTAGGTTGTTTACGTGCGTCATCAGTACTCTTAATGCGCAGAATGTTTTGGTAGTTCTCCGCAAGGTAGTCTGTCAGCATACTCTCCACGTCAGTACCCATCTCACTCATGGAATCCCGTGCGTCTTGCATCACCTTGATAATCCACTTCACAATCGGTGCGATCTGCCAGTCGATCAACCCGACTTTCTTAGCCAGCATTAGTCCCGATATGGTACGTGAAGCCAACACTGACCAAAACCGATTGTCAGCCCGTAGCCCAGCAGCGTTATCAAGTTTTAGTTGTGTTGTCATAGCAAGTTCTTTGACCGCATCCACATTGTTCATGATGTACTGGAGATACGGAATCGCTGCATGACCGTAGTTGTCCTTGATGGCGGCGCTGAACTTATCGGTTTCTTCCTTGGTTTCAAAGACCACAGGGGTAGCCTTGTACTCCAAGATACGCTGGGCTTCTGCTTGTGGCAGTGCTTTGTATAACGAAATCCGCTCAATCATGCTGGTATTACCAGTAGTAGCAAACAGCGTTTTCCACGGCTTACCACGCGCCCGCTCCACGTTACCCTTCGGCCCCAAGCGGTTGCGCTGCATACCACTAGGCAACTGATAAGCAAAATCAGACAGGTCTTTCGGTGCGGTGTTGGTCATCTCGTCCATGTACACGCATAGGTTCTTGTACACCTCAGACCTGTTCATTTTTGAGTTATATGTATCCCGCTCTTGCAGCACCAATAAATCAGGGTCACCCCAAATAGACGCGCCCGCATACATGGCGGTTGTCTTGCCAAGGCCCGACCCCTTACTAAAAATATGAAACGCCGCAGCATTGATTGGCTGAAATTCCATAAGCACCGCGCCGAACGCCATACCCACAACAAACTGATGCATCTCCATGTTGGGCTTGTTGTAGAACGCCATTGTTTCTTTCCACTTGTCCAACGACCCCTTGGGCGTGAAAGCGGGAAACAACCCAGCGGTTGCGCTTGACGGTGAGTTGATCTCAATCCTGTCCTTGAACACTTCCATATTGCCAATACAGAACGATGTTCCGGTGTCATCAACCCAGCCAAACTGACGACGCGCTTCGTCAGCTTCTGCCGTAAACTGTAATTCGTTAACCCATCTCATGGTGTACTCCATTAGTTCCGCCACGTTCAAAACGGCTACACCGTGCGTGGCTAGATATTTTCTAAACTCATCCTTTGTACCAACTGCTGTCAGCGGTAACGTAAATTCACGCACCCCATCGCGGGGCAAATGCAGACGCATGACTATCGCTTCGCCCATCTCGGGGTCTTTCAATCGGCGCACTACATACAGGTCATTAAAGTAGACCATCACATCTTTATCTTCCCCCTCGGCGTTCTTGCTGTGCTTAAACACCCCGCCGTTCTTACCTCGAAAATATGGGTGCGGATACTTTGGTATGGTGAACTTAATAGGTGTTGCATTGGGGATACCCAGCGGCTTTTCCAACACAACGTTATCTTTTTCATCAGCCTCTTGCACTTCCCGACCAAGGGAAATGGGGGACTTGATCTTGCCCCAGTGCTTGCAATTCGTACATACGTCAGGCCGATACTCGTTAAAACGTTTACACAGGTATGGCCCCTTAATTAAGTCAGCCTTTGCCTCTGTGCGTTCCTCGGTGTATTCACTGTGCTTGGCTGAAATCTTGTGAATAGCCTTCCCACCATCCACGCAAAACTTTGCAATAGACAAACCCGCCCGCCACAGCGGTTCGGAAATGTTCTCCTGATTCATCACCACTTCGCCGATTTGTGCACACCCATCTCCCGCCTGAGTCTTAATCAGGATGGTCTTAAACCGACTGACAAAGCTGCCCGATAGGGCTTGCATAAATGCGTCCGGCTCAATAGGAACGTACTTCTTTATCGCGTTGAGTACAACGTTATCATCCCCTATCAACTCAGAGAATGCTGTAAACGTTATAGGTGCTGCTGGCGAACCAATCAGCGCCACAGGTTTAGGGGGCATATCCTTATGGTTGTGTGTCGTAGGTATACGTAACACCCGCGCCGCATCAGCGGTTACCGCAGGGTCACCATACATATTATGTTTGCCACATAACCGCTTCAACCGTTCCGCAACGGGAACCCATTCTTCACGGGACACCGGCTCGGTCAAGGGCCAGTAGACGTGAATACCTCTGCCCGAATTAACCAGTGTGGGCCGTGGTAAGTTTGTAGTTTTACAGAACTGACGTAGCGCAGTTAGCGCATCAGCCTGTGTCAAGTAGTCTTTTGATGGCCCGCAATCTAAATCTAAAAAGAATGACCTAAGCTGTTTTACGTTGGGTGCTTTGCGAGAACCAGCCTCTTCAAATGTACCAAGCGCAAAATAAGCGTCATACCCTTCAGCATCCAAATTGTGAGCAGCATGGACAACTGCATCAAGGTTGTCGTAAAACTTCTGCACCATGCGCTCATCCGATAGTCGGTTAGCCCAAATGCAATAATGTCCTACGTTGCCTAACGCCGCCTCCAAAAATGTTTTTGTTTCCATATCTGCCGATTCGTGAGGGGGTTAGGGACGAGCGAAAAGAAAGGGTGAGGAGCGACCTCACCCCCAAAACTAATCAATCGTCCCAATTACCTACGATGTCAGCAATATCGGATTTGCTCTCTACAGGAGCAGCCTTCTTAGTTACTTTGACTGGCTCTTCAACTGGCTCGGCTTCTACCTTTGGCGCGGGTTTCGGCGCGGGTGCTGGAGTAGCCTTTGGTGCGGGTGCTTCGACTGCCTTGGGCGCAGGGATTACACCATCCATCTGAGACACGTTTAGCGTAATGGCCTTGATCGTATCGGCATGGTCACGCATCTCCAAAGCACTCTTCAACTCATGCTCTTCCAATGCACGGATGGGTTTAAAGATCAACTTCGGCGTAGCGCTGTCAATGTCAAAACGCATCTCGGTAACGATGCTAACTGCGTGTGTGTTGTGTGCCTTCAAGTAGCGACCATAGGCTTGAAGCGGCATCTTCTTACCTTCGGCATCACCAAACACGGACGTAGAGGGCAAGTTGATTTGGTAAACCTCTTGCTTGTCCAACTCACTTTCAATCATCACGGCAATACGCTGCTGGAAACGGCAAGCGCGGCCTTCACCACTTGCAGAGGAACCCTTAATATGTTGTGAGCAGTCCTTGCAAGTTGCTGACTGGCGCTGTTCTTGTGGTACGGCGGGGTCAGGACGTTGGGTATCGGATGACCAGCAGGTTGGCTTGGTGACCTTACCCTTTTGGTACACACCCTCAAAAAACATACGCGACACAGGTGCAGCGTTAACCAGCACCACATTCATTGCGCGCTCTTCGCTCACACGCACTTCTTTACCACCAATGAATTCACGGAACACGCCGCCTTCAATAGAGATACGGCGGTTGCCGCTACCAGTCCCACCCGCAAGGGTATTGGTCAGGTTGTCTTCAATGCCACCAAGCAGTGCAAGGGCGGCGTTACTTTGCTTACCAAAAATAGTCAATTCGCTCATATTATTCTCCATTTAAATATCGGTATCAGGGGTAGTTCCAAAGTCCAGTTCCAGTTGGACGGGTGCGTTGTCATCAGGCTCAACCAGCTTCACATCGTTCTTGGGTTTGCTTGAAAGGGCAGCAACCACCTCGGGCACATTAAAGCGGTAGGTGTTACCTATCTTTACGTATGTATCCTTGGGGATGTACCCTTGCCGCAACCAAGCACGAACAGTTGAGACTGAAACGGTAAATTGTTTAGCCAATGCTTCGATTGGTACAAACGGTTCTGTCATCATTTTCTCCGTACGGTAATGGTGTATTCGCTATCCACATTAAGACCCGGTGGTAGCACTTCGGGATTCGCCTCAAGAAACTGTTTCATATTCCCTTGATGCAAACGCTCATGTAAGAGTTCGGGGACACCGTTCTCTACAATAAAGTTACGCATGGACTCCCAGTCGTTAGTCCAATAGTTAACCTTGACGGTGCGGTAGAACAAACCTTCAGCAGTACGCACACTGTCTATGTTCTGCGATTTGCAGTACGTCAGCAGCGCCGCCTTAACCTTGTCCATCTGCTCCTTCAACTTCTTCTCTTCTGTCTCGTACGCAATGCGCTCCTCGTCGTGCTTGGCTTTCATCTTTAGGTAGACCTTGACCAAACGCTCAACTGGGACTGCCGGTACATTTTCGTCACTCATATCGCTCTCCTTTCGTTGTTGGAACCTGTATTATAGTGGCTAATCCTCCTTTATTCAAGTATTTGTTTGTAAAGATCAACAATTTTTGTGTGTACGTCCAGTTTATTATCTAATAAGTTGTAAACGTGTCTTTCTACACCTGACCCCACAAGCTGTACCACTGTGGATGGGTGACGCTGGCCTGATCGGTGTACCCGCGCATTGGCTTGGGCGTATGTCTCAAGGGAGGATGTTGGCCCCCACCACACTACCGTGTTTGCTGCGGTCAGGGTTACTCCGTGCGCTGCTGCCTGTGGCTGGATGACCAGCACTCGTGTGGTCTGATCGGTTTGGAACCTGTGGAATATGTCGGTGCGTTTGTTCACTGGCACGTCCCCATTGATGACTTCTGCAACGATGCCATCGGCGTTTAGCTTTCCTGTCAAGATACTGATAACGTGCTTAAACGGTACGAACACCAGAACCTTCTGGCTGGATTCGTCAATAACTTCTTTAAGCACGTTGTACCGATTCTTGATGTCAAACTCCAACGTCTCACCAGCATCGGAGTACACCGCGCCACAAGATATCTGTAACAACTTGCTCATGTTGACAGCGGCGTTGGCTGACGTGATTTCTTCGCCCGCCGCTTGCACCACCATGCGCTTCTTGAGTAAATCGTAGTACTTCTGTTGCTGCTTGGTCAACTCCACTACCCGCTTGGTGTACGTCATCTCGGGCAAGTCAAGGCACTCATCCTTGGTAAACCGGATGGCGGGTTGTAGTGCTTCAAACACTGTGGTCGTGGCGTTCTCTTTGGCAACATATCTAAAGTTGGTCAGCTTGACCATCACCATGTCGCGAAACGTAGTAAAGAATCGTGGGACTGACTCGGGATTGACTAGCCTTGCCAGCCCATATGCATCTAAAGGGGACTGCGCAGCGGGCGTACCTGTCATCATCCATAACCATGTGTCAGGCTTAAGGAGCCCATTGAGTACTTTCCACCGTTTGGTCTGCACGTTTTTGTATGCATTGGCTTCGTCGACCACTATTAGGTCAAACCCACCATTGGCAATGTCTTCGGCAACGATCTCTACACCGTCATAGTTGATGATTACAAACTCGGCGGGGCTTTTGATAATTGCGCTGCGCTTATCCCGTGGGCCGTAGGCAATGTCCACCGAACGGTGCATGGCAAACTTAAACAAGTCAGCCCGCCATGCTGAATCCATAATGGACAAGGGACAAATCACCAGTACACGGCGTATACGGCGTTGCTTGAGTAGGTAGTCAGCAGCCCATATGACTGAGCCTGTCTTGCCTGTGCCTTGCTCGTTAAGACAGAACGCACGGCGGTTGAGAGTCAAGAACGCAGCGGTTGTTTTCTGATGGTTAAATGGCTTATATTGACCGGGCCAGTTGTACTGCCCAAGGATGGGCGATGGAACATCTTTTATCTTAAGGTTGCGTAGCACTTGGGCTTCGTCCAGCCCCCACTTCACAACCACACGGTTGTTGGTAAGTTCCTTACTCTTGGGGATGACTGTTGTTACCCGCTGCGGATTACGTAGCGTAAGCAACAACGCCTTGTTGTCGATGATTTCCATTCGTTCTCTCTTTTTAGCGACGCAAATTGAGCAGAATGGGGTTCCCACTCCGCTCATCACGCCAAATTTTTGATGCCAGTTCCGCGCAATTTAGCGCGTTCTGTGCGTCCTGTCAACTAGGTTTTTTACCATTTCGTGCCCTATTTTTACTAGGGGACACAAGTCGGGTTCCGTCTTTATTTGAGCCACCTTTGGATAACATCTTCACATGGTCGATGTCTTTACCAGTACGATCTATACCCTTGGCATCGTACTCACGCCGTGCGCGCTGGCGCTCCATGCGGTTGGGTAGTTCACCGCGCTGTTGCTGTAAGTCGTACTCACGTTTGTATGGGCGGGGAGACTTCGTATACGGCATATCAATTCCTTCCGTTGTGCGGGCAACTCAGTACCACGCAGTGCTTCTTACACAACCCTGATGGGCGGGGGTTCCATACGTTGTTGACGTAGGCAGACTTCATGCGATCATAATCCTTTAACCACTTTTGCCACAAGATAGGTTCGGCGGTTTTATCGTAACTTGTCTTGGGGAACGTCTTAGCAATGACGAATAATAGTCCAGCCTTGACGCGCTTGACCTCGGGAAAATGCTTAAAGATAGCCAGCGCCATTAACTCCAATTGACCTGTGTCTGCGTACTTTGCTGACTTGCCTGTCTTGTAGTCCACCACACGTGCCGTGCCATCATCTTCTAGGATGATTAAGTCGGCAATCCCCCGCCACCAAACATCGGGGTCTTTGAATCCGCACGGCTCAAGGTTCTCGGTCAGCCCCATTTCGTATTCACATAGGTGTCTACCATCTCGGTTCTTCAAGTTATCCAATGAACTTTTAGCATATGAGAACTGAGGCGGCAGCGGGGCGCCATCACGTATGTAGAACTCGGCGGCTTCGTGGAATGCTGTGCCATACAGTAAATGCTCTGCCCCCTGATCTTCTGCAAAGTCTTTAACCACCTTCAAATGGTAATACTTCTTTGGGCACTGCTCAAATGTTTTGATGGACGAGAACGACCAAGGGGGCAATTTCATTAACAATCTCCGTAAGACTTACCACTACCTGACTCGCAATTGACAGGTAAACCCGTCGCCCACGCAGGAACCCAACGCATACATTCTTCTACGTACATCTTGGCGCTCTGAACTTCCACATCCCGTACCACGATGGCGATAGCGTCATGAACTGTTAGCACAACCTTGTATCGCTTAGAAATGCGCAGCATCTGTTCTGCAATGATACACCTTGCAATAGCTTGGCACACATTCTCAATTACCTTACCGCCATAGATTCGGGTGCGCCCCTTGCGGGTTTGGTAGTGGAACTCCACACCCTTGTCGGTTTCGGTGTAACGCAGATCGTCGTAGCGCATGAGCAGCCCGCTTGGTAATCTGATTGCACTCTCACCAGCAACAACTTCAAGTACCCCCGGGCGTCCTAACGATGCGGTGTCACCCCTTGACATATTTACAAGCGCGTTCTGTGCCTGACGCCACAGCCTGACAACAGCGTCGTTGGTGCGCCGGTAGATATCAATGATGCGCCGCGCCTCTTCCAACTCCACGTCCACGCCCATGCCTTGTAACTGCAACTGGAACTTCGCAGCGCCCATGCCGTAGCCCGCGCCAAGAATCGTAGTCTTACCCACGAACCGTTCACCCTTGTCAATCTCAAACTCAGGCTTGCCGTAGATAGCTGATGCCATCTTCTTATAAACGTCTTTACCTTCAGCAAATGCCATGACTAAATCGGTCTGCCCTGCCAGCCACGCAAGTACACGCGCCTCAATTTGTGCGGAGTCAGCGTCAATGACGGTATACCCCTCGGGCGCAATGATCGCCTTCTTGAGCATATTAGCGTTAGCTCCACGGCTTGGTAAGTTTTGCAAGTTGATCTTGTCATCCCCACCAAACCGTCCGGTGTGCGCAGCATAGTATCTGATCGGCACAGGTAACGTACCGCGCTTGGCAATGTCAATGAACCGTTGGGTGCGCGTCTCTTCCAGTGTTGACTTATTGCCTAACCTCGCAGCCACTAGTGCCTGCACGCGGTAGTCGGGATGTTCTGATAACAACTTAAACTCTTCGTCGGTCTTGGCAAACGCCCACGCTGTCTTGCCGGTCTTCTCGCTCACCTTAGTCGGCGGCGTCACACCTAACCCTTTGAGTAGTTCTGCAAACTTCTCATTGGACATAAGTTCGGCCTTATCAGCCCCGCTGCTCTCAAGCAAATCTTCCTTACGCGCCTTGGTCACCAGCAAATGTTTCTCAAGCATCCCCAAGTCCAGTTCAAGGCGCGGCTCAATGAACATACGCAGTGTCAGGTCAATGATCTTTAACTCTTGTTTGGGAAACTTGCGCCCCATCTTGTTGAACAGCGCATACGTTAACTCCACGTCATTGATACAGTAGTCCCCATACCGTGACATCTCCACCTCGGAGAAATCGGCGCGGTGTTTACCAAGTGCATTGATTACTTCTGTACCCTTCTCACCTAACCTGTACCGCTCGGTTAATGCTTTGAGGGAACCACCCACTTCCACACCGTGTATAGCGCGCCCCATACATAAGGTATCAAGCCAAACGCGAGGATAAACACCAAAACGCCAGCATAGAATAGAACCATCGAACATAGTGTTATGAGCAAGAACCATAGCGTCTGCCCAATCGAAAGATTCTTGTAACCATTTCTTGAGTTGTTCATGTGTGCCACTCGCCCATTGTGTGTCTTCGTTGTTAACTTTCACAGCAACGCCAATCACCTCAAACATATCGCTGCGTACGTATTCCTCGGTCGTAATCTTTGACAAGGAAAAGTCCTTGTCGTAGTACGTTTCAAAATCAATTGTTATCAAGTTCATCTTCGTCCTCGTCAGGTTGTATACCGTTGTATGTAGCGCCCATCATTTCATCATAGTTAAACTCTTTCTCAAAGCATTCTCGGGCAGACACAAGTTCATCAGCTTCGCCCATGCGTGTGTCGTTGTACACAAACACCTTCTTAGGCATCTTGACTTGTTCCATTAAGAACGCAACACCAAGCACGGTGATCTGCCACATACCGGATGTCTTGGTCTTGCGCTGCGCACCTTCCTTAATTTCTTCCTTTGTCGGCGGCGGCACATAACGCTGCGCCACTAAGTTCCAATGCTTGAGGGTAGAGATAGCATACGAACGCATGACGTATCGTGGGGCGCGCTCCGGTACGTTAATCCATTTATCCCCTGTGTTCATCTGCTCACGGTACAGCCATGCCAACGCTTTAATCATTGCGCCTGTCAGCGGCATGACGTTTATCTTGCCCCATCTACTGCATACGGTACAGTAGCCGCCCTTACCTTCTATGGTGTGTTGCCATGTACCGCGCAGCACTGCTGCTGCCTCGTCAATCTGTGTGTGGTCTAACATCTTCGTTCCTTTCGTTTCTTACTTTTATAAACTGATTGGCTATATTGAATGCTTCTTCATGCAACAAGCTGTTGTATCTATCCTTAACTAACAACGCCGCCATAGCAATCATTGCTGCTAGGTCACGTAAGTTCTGTTCATGTTCTGTCATCTTGTTCTTTCATTAGTCTGCGTATTTCCTCCATAGCATCTTTCCAGTTCTGTCGTAACTGTTCGATGGCCTCCTGTTGTACTTGCATACGTACGTAAGAGTCCTCGGCAAACTTAGCCAAGTTCTCGTTAGTCCATGCGGCAAAGTTCGGTAAGTCATTCATAGTAAGTACTCTCCGGTTGGCTTAGGGCAATGCTCAGGCGGTACAACAACACACCATATGGGGCTCCACTGGCCCGGCCCTTTGCCCACCTTGGGAATCCATCTGTCGATGTACGCATCAGGCATCTTCTCAAGGCTTCTACCTGCGTTGGTGTAGTTCATGTTGAGGTAACTTGATATATCTTGCAGGGTCAGGCCATCGTGATACTTCTGCAATAGCATTCGTATGCGGTGCTGCGGCGGCGTGTTCATTATCAACGCCCCCCACTCAAAACTGAAATCATATTGCGCCACCGTGTTTTGAGGATTCCCCAAATACTTTGGTTGTTTAAACGCTCCAGTAGTTCAGCCCGCTCCAGTAACAGTTCGGTGTTGTGCATGGACAGTAACGCCCATGCTTTTTCAATGTCTTCTTGTTTCATTTCTCTAACTCCTTGATACGTTGAATTCTTTCCAGCCGTTTGCGGTATGCCGCATCGTATACAACTAACTCCATAGACTGAATTACTTTGTCCCAATAGCTGACCTCGGCTTCCACATGCGCCATCCCGTCCCTAACGCCGTTGTCTGCATCCTGTCTTGCCTTGGCTTCAATGCTGCGCATACGTGCATCACCTACCATTTCTTTGGCGGTGTCGATGTCATGACTTTTTGGGGTCATTTGTTCTTCTCCAATACTTTGTTTAATACATTTTGCTGGTACTCCACTTGACGTTTTGCTGATTCCCAAAAATCAATCAGGGCGTGGTGTTTAATCAGCCATGCAAACGTACGCAGCTCGAACGTCAACTCTAGCTTCGCCTCCCTTGCAATTGCTTGCAGCTTTAGCTCTTCGTCTTTCATCGTTTTGTATACGTCAGTCATGTGTTCTTCCTTTGCAGTTTAGCCAAGCACCACGCTACACCTTGGTCAAATGTGTCAGGCATATCTTCTATTTCTTTCCAGTCTTCATCTGTCAGCCCTACCCAAGGGCGCTGTGGCACAAGAGGAATAGCATCAAACATAGTTGCATCCCCATCAGGCGAATGTTGTTCGGGCCAATGCAAAGACTTACTTCCTCCACGCTTGTCGTAAACAGCCCACGCCACAGGTTCTTGTGTTTTAGTCATGTGTTTTTCTCCTTGAGTTTGGCTTCAATGGTTCTTAAAAATGGGTGAAAGTTAGCGTCTTCAATTTTCCAATAGTCACCAGTCCACTTGCCTCCGCATTCTATAAATGTGGTTTCCATTTCCGCATCCGTCAACGGTTTCTGCGCTGGCTGTGCCAA